GTGCTGAACGTCGTTTATCTCAAACAGATCGTGATACTTTATACGTAGGAAATGTTAACCCATTAGCTACCTTCCCAGGTACTGGAGTATGTGTATGGGGTCAGAAAACATTACAACGTAAACCAACATCTCTCGATCGTGTAAACGTTCGTCGTTTGTTGATTGCCTTGAAAGACTTCATTGGTGGTGTTGCTCGTAACTTAGTATTCGAACAAAATACAACTGTTACTCGTAACCGTTTCTTAAGCCAAGTAAACCCATATCTTGAATCAGTAGTTCAACGTCAAGGTTTATTTGCTTATAAAGTTGTAATGGATGATACTAACAACACACCTGATGTAATCGACAGAAATCAGTTAGTAGGTCAGATCTATATCCAACCAACTAAAACTGCTGAATTCATCATCTTGAACTTTAACTTAACTCCAACTGGCGCTGAGTTCCCTGCATAAGGAACTCGGCCAGTTAATATTTATTAACAGCAATTAAACAACTATAAAAAATGCCAGTATTAAATCCTAACGAAATCATGTTTACAGCGTTTGAACCAAAAGTTCAGAACCGCTTTATCATGTATATTGATGGTATTCCAGCTTATTTGATCAAGAAGGCCAGTGCTCCTGGATTCGAAGCTGGTGAGATTATTTTAGATCATATCAACGTTTACCGTAAAGTTAAGGGTAAAGTTCGTTGGAACGACATGACCTTAGAATTATACGATCCTGTAACCCCAAGTGGTGCTCAATCAGTAATGGAATGGGCCCGTTTAGCACACGAATCAGTAACTGGTCGTGATGGTTATTCTGATTTCTATAAGAAAGATTTAACTTTAGATATTTTAGGCCCAGTAGGTGATATCGTAGGTGAATGGATCATTAAAGGTGCTTATGTTAAAACAGCAACTTTTGGTGATTATGATTGGAGTGCAGATGCTGCCATTAACTTATCAGTAACCGTTGCTATGGATTACTGCGTGTTGAACTTCTAATTCCCCTTCATATTTCTCAACTTCAGGCGTCTGTTTTGGCAGACGCCTTCTTTTTACATATATTTATATACACACAAAATAAAATTAGTTTATGGCTGAATTAAAATTACCAACAGAAGTAGTTAAACTACCTTCTAAAGGTTTGTTGTATCCTAAAGAATCACCACTTTCTAAAGGTGAAATTGAAATGAAGTATATGACAGCTAAGGAAGAAGATATCCTTACCAACAGTAACTTTATTAAAAACGGTACTGTAATTGATAAATTACTACAATCTTTGATTGTAACTCCAATTAATTATGATGAATTATTAATTGGAGATAAAAATGCAATTTTAATTGCTGCTCGTATCTTAGGATATGGTCAAGAATATTCATTTAAATATAATGACGAACGTGGTGATGAAAAAGAAGCCACTATTGATTTATCCAAACTAAATGAAAAAGAATTAGATATCTCTTTAATTAAAGACAATGTAAATGAATTCACCTTCAGTTTACCTAAATCTGGTAATGTTGTTACATTTAAGTTATTAACACACGGTGATGAAAAGAAAATTGAAGCTGAAATTAAAGGTTTAACTAAAGTAAACCCAAACGGTTCATTTGATGTTACTACTCGCTTTAAACATACAATTACCTCTATTAATGGTGATCGTGAACAAAAATCAATTCGTGATTTTGTAGATAATTATTTATTAGCTCCAGATGCTAGAGCATTACGTGAATATTACAATAAAATCCAACCAGATATTAAACTTATATTCACCCCAGAAGATGAAAATTATACAGGGGAGGGTATAGCTGTTCCAATTTCTCTTAACTTTTTTTGGCCTGACGCCGGAGTATAGACCAACATTGTTTAAACAGATTCATGAAATAGTATTTCATGGAAAAGGTGGGTACGATTGGGAAACTGTTTATCATATGCCTTTGTGGTTACGTCGAACTACGTTTAATTTAATGAAGGAACACTATGATAAAGAAGACGAAGAAATAGAAAAACAAAATAATATATTAAAAAACCAAACAGGTACTTCAAAAAATATATCACGACCAAACATAACTTCTACCCCTAACTATATTGCAAAAGCGCCTAAAAAATAGGCGCTTTCAATATTTATATGATGTAATATCTAATTATGCCGACTCCACAACAATTACAACAACAACTTGATCAGATCAATGATCAATTTGATCTTTTAGAGAATAAGCTAAATAACATAGGGAGTCTTTTATCTGATAAATTAGCAGGCAAAGTATCAGATTTAAAAAACGAGGCGAGAGATTTTGTTGATAAATTTGAAAAAGGTGAAAATGTTACTAAACAATTAAATACTAAGTTATTATCTGTTCAAAAAGATCTCGATAAACTTGGATTAAAAAGACTTAATTTAGAAAAGGCTTTAATTGTAGCACAAACTAACGGAAATATAAGAGCTGAACAATCTATCAAGATAGCTATAAATGAAAATAATTTAGCTACTTCAATGATTGAAAAACTTCAAAGTCAATTACTTGAACTTAGAAGAATTAATGAAGAAGAAGTAAAAAGAAAAGAAGAATTAAAACAACAACAAAAGCTTGAAAACAGTATATATACTCAAATTAAAAAAAGATATGAACTTTTAAAAAATGCCCTCTCAGGCATGTTCACATATCTTATAACAGCTTTTAAAGTTGTTGATCAGGGAAGTACAGATATGGCTAAATCAATGGGTATTACCAAAGAAGCAGCCGTAGAAATGTCAAATGGTTTTGAAAAATATGTAAGAAATTCTAAAGATGGTTTTCTTAGTTTACAAAAAATGCAGAAAGCTCAAACAGAGCTTACTCAACAATTAGGATTTGCAGCTAAGTTTAGTGAAGATGAATTAGAAACATTTGCTCGTTTAACAGGTATAGTAGGATTAACAGCAGATGAAGCAGGAAAATTAGCTCAATTTTCAGCTGCAGCAGGAATGTCTTCTACTAAATATGTTGCTGATATTCGTAGAAGTGCCTTTTTTGCTCAACAAGCTAATAAAGTTCATATTAGCGATAAAGAATTATTACAAAGTATCTCTAAATTAAGTTCTGGTATACTTGTTAAATTCCAAAATAATCCTAAAGCATTAGCAGAAGCAGTAATACAAGCTAAAAAATTAGGGTTAAATCTAGAACAAGTAGATAAGATTGGAGAATCAATGCTAAATTGGGAATCTTCAATCGAAAATGAACTTGAAGCAGAATTAATTACTGGTAAAAAACTTAATTTTGAAAGAGCAAGAGCAGCAGCATTAACCGGTGATCAAGCTACATTAATGCAGGAGGTAGCTAATCAAGCAGGTTCACTTGCTGAATTTCAAAACATGAATGTTATAGCTCAAAGTTCATTGGCTAAAGCATTTGGAATGAGTAAAGATGAGATGGCTGAAATGTTAATGAAACAAGAAGCTATTAATAATTATGGAGATAAAGCAGCCCAATTAAATGCAGAGCAGTTAGATTATATGAAAAGACATAATTTAACTGCAGACCAAATGCTAGATAAAGTTAACAATCAAAGATCAGCACAAGAGAAATTTAATGATGGAATGGAAAGACTACAAGGGATTGTTGGGAATTTAGTAGCAGGTCCTTTTGGTCAGTTAGCTGATTTAATGGGTAAAATACTAAGCAGTACTACTGGTTTAGTAGCAATTATGTCTATATATATAGCTAGACAAGTATTTTCATTAGCATTAACAATTGCTGATTTCCAAGCAAAAAGAAGAGCAGCAAAGATGAATGCAGTAGATGCTTCTATAGAAATAGCTAAATCTGCTGCTAAAGCACCTATAATAGGAGCAGCTATAGCTGGCGTAGCAGCATTGGCTGCATTTGGAATATTTAGTGGTCTTCTTTCAAAAGGAGACGACGTTGTATCTCAAGGCTATGGCAAACGTATGTTACTTGATAAAGGTACTATTACTGCATTCAATGATAATGATACTATCGTTGCTGGTACTAACCTAGGTGGAAATAGAAGAGATTCAAATTCAGGAGTAATAGCAGCAATTGGTAATTTAGCAACAGCTGTAGCTAGTAAACCAACACCAACTCCACAATTTGCACTTAATGTAGATGGCCAAAGATTGGGCAGTGTTGTTGGAAGACAATCCGAAACTGGTACACAACAATCCCAAAACGCTTACCGACTAGCATAAAAATTAAATATTTATATCAAACAATAAATTAACATAACTATGGCAATTATTAATCAATTAAACAGAAGCAATTTAAGCTTACAAGGCAATGGATTTAACCCTCAACAGCAACAAGCTGCTTGGGGTTATATTGATGCTTCAGCTAATTTAGATCCAGCTGCTAGTAAGTTACAAAACACATATTCTGTTGATTCTATCCCTCCAGTTAGATTAAAAGATTTCAATAGAAACGGTATAACTGCAGTTCCAGCAGAATCTAAATTAGACGAATTAGATACTAGAGCCCCTAGATTAACACCAGGTGGAGTTGTATCTCAAGCATATAAATCCAAACCCGGTCTTCGATACAAAGATTTAGGCCCTGCTGGAGGACGTTATTAATACTATTAGATGCCTCTAATAAATTTACAAACAGACTTAAAATCCATTAAGTATGGGCAAGACCGTCCAGGCGGAGGAGATAGTGGACAACCTTTTATTACTACTGACATTAATACTGGTAGAACAGTAGCCAATGCCGGGGCTAAAAATATATTACGTTTATTTGGAATAAATCAAATTCCTGGTGTTCCTAACATAGGTTCACTTCTTAATGGAAGTAGAATAGGTAGAGCAGCAAACGAATTTTTAAGTGGAGATGAACTTATCAGAGGAGGTGCTGCTGGTGCTGCTCAAGCATCATTGAATGATACTTTACGTATTGGTCTATTTTTTACTTCATTACCTAAAGGCCCTTTATTTGTAGCTAAACAGGTTGGCTTACAATTATCTAATCCTAGATTAGAGATAAAAAAAAGAATATCAGCTGTTGCTGGAGATTTACTTACAGGGAATATTGGTGGGGCTTTAGGGACACTTACAGGTGGACTTTTACAACCAACTCGTATTTATAACTTAGGTATTAATACCGTAGCTCAAGTTCCAGTTAATGCATTTGGTGGTCATTTTTATAGACATGGTATATTGCCTGTACAGGGTGAAGATACAAAATACGAATCCGTAGTTACATTTAACAATAGTGGAAATTCAAAAAATAACAGATTAGTAGGATTAGCAAGTAAATTTAATCTTGGAGATGGTAATACTGAGGCAAATAAGGGAGTATTTAACCTTTCTAAAGCAAGACAAGCAAATAGAAAAGCAAATCAAAAAGCTAGACGAGAGGTTAGACAAGCAAACAAAGAATCTAAACAAACAGCCATAAATAGAAGAAATGCCGCTTTAGCTCCTACTTCTACTCTTCCAACCCCTGGAGATCAACTTGGTGGGACTAATTTTTCTATAGGAGCAGGATTTAACTGGACTACTGATTTTGGAGTTTCCAATGTCAATGGATATACTCCTCCAACCCCTCCACCCCCACCACCACTTAATACTTTATCTTTATCTGACTGGGGATATAACCCTTTAAAAAAACCAAAACGAAATAAATTAAATATAGCCTCTCAAGTTGTTGATAGCTATATAGGAGGACCAGGATCTACTTATGGTATTGGCCTTACAGTAATTAATAGATATCAATTTACAGAAGATGCTGATAAGTATCAAGAAGCAATAGACAATGCTTCTGCAAATGCCGGTAGAGCTTTAGATTTAAATGATGGGCAGAGAAAAGAACTTACTAATAGAAATATATTAGAAGACATTGTTGAGGATAAAAATAATAATATTTCTAATTATGGAGAAGGTATATCTATCGACACTGCAGAAATAGTAAATGGATTAAATTTAGGAATTAACGGTACATATGCTGACCTAATTAAAAAAATAAATAATAATGCAGCATACGTAAAAACAGTTAGAAGTTCTGATGCTTGGGTAGATGGAAATAAACGAAATGCTACTAAAAATGACTTTACTGGGAGTAGTGGATTTTCTTCTAATACTATTACTGGTGGAAAAATAATATACAAAAATAGTTATGGTGAAATAGTTACTATTAATAAATCAAATTGGAATTTAGCTTCTCGTGCTGTAAGAGTAGGTAGTGGTAGAACAGACTCAATAAATCTTACTCCTTTATTTAAAACAAACATAGGAGAAGATTATTCAGTAGTAACAATAGGAGGAATAAAATATACAGTAAATGATTTATGTAAATTTAGAATTGAAGCTATTGATGGAGATGACCCATCAAAATCAATATTTATGATATTTAGAGCATATTTAACTGATTTATCTGATGATGTTTCTGCTGATTGGAATGATATAAAATATGCTGGTAGAGGTGAAAAATTTTATATATATAGTGGATTTAGTCGTAAAATAAACATTAGTTTTAAGGTAGCAGCATTATCTGCTAAGGAAATGGAACCAATGTATCGAAAACTAAACCATTTAATGGGCAATTTAATGCCTGATTATACACCAGGAAATACAGGTGGTTTTCCTGGTACAACATCAGGTGTAATGAGAGGTCCATTAGTAAGAATGACTATAGGAAACTGGATTGACTCCCAACCAGGGGTATTGAATTCATTATCATATAAAGTTCCACAAGATTCACCTTGGGAAATTGCTTTAAATGAACCTGTCACAACAGGAGGAACAAGAGAAATGATACTTCCTCATATAGTAGAAGTTACTTTAAGTTTTGTTCCTATTGGTTCTCAAACACAAAATATAAATAAAACACCAAGTAAAGCTAGTGATACTGAACATACTTCTCATATTGCCCAAAATTATAATGGAGCAAAAGCAAATGAACCTAACTATATTAATAACCAAGCTATAGTAGAGTCTGGATCCGCTGCTTTTGTAGGAGGAGGAGTACCATCAAAACCTTATTAATTAATATATGGCAACAAGATATGACGATAAAACAATATTAATTACCTCTCAAGGTAAACCTTATTATAAAAGTAAGCAATATCCTAATATACCTTTATCTGAAAACGATGTATATGTTATTACAACTATTGGAGATAGACTTGATTTATTAGCCTATTCTTATTATCGTGATGTAAACTACTGGTGGGTTATAGCAGCAGCTAATAACAATGTAACTAAAGGCTCTATGTTTCCTATACCTGGTACTCAATTAAGAATACCAACAGATTTAAGTAATGTTTTAAGATTATTTAATCAATTTAATCAAGCTAGATAAATGTTATGTCAATATTTAGAGATACATTCCAAAAAGATATAAAACTTTCTTTAGAAAATCGCCAAGTGGCGATGACTAGAAGAAACACCACTGACATTCAGTATCTTAATTCACGTAATTCATGGATTAGAATGTGCTCTTCAGTTGATGTTAACAATGATGGAGGAAAATTAGCATCACAATACGTTTTACAAGGAGGAACCCTACAATCAGGTAGCTTTGCTTTAAAAAGTGGAATAGGAACCTCAGCTAACAATGCTTATAGTACAATAACTCCTTCAAACAACCCCCATAGACTAGGAATTCGCCCTATGCCTGGTATTACAAACGTTGAAGTTAAATCTAAATCAGCATATGGTTCATTAAGAGAGGCAACAGTAAGTTTTCAATGTTGGGATGTTAGACAACTAGAAGATTTAGAATTACTTTATATGCGCCCCGGATATACTGTTTTAGTAGAATGGGGATGGACACCTTATTTAGATAAAAATGGAAGTTATCAACCAACCTTTACTGATTTCTATAGTAATAATATTATAAATGGTACTATTAAAGATAGAACAAAAATATTTCAAGATCTTTATGATAAATGTACCAAATATGGTGGTAATTATGATGCTATATTCGGTTATGTAAAAAACTACCAATGGTCTGCTCGTGAATATGGTGGGTATGACTGTCAAACAACAATCATATCAACAGGTGAAGTTATCGAATCAATAAAGGTAAACTACGTTAGAGGGGATTTGAAATCATTGAAAATGTATGATACTGGTAGTGTAGGATTCGGATTTTTAGATGAATTATTCAGTTCACAAGGCAATACTAAATCAACTACATTTGCAGAACATTATCAAAAAAATGTATTAGCAGGGATATGGGCAGAATTAAATTACAAACTTAAAGACCCTAATGCTCCTCTTAGTACTTCTGGTTCTCAAATCTTAAGTAAAAAAAACGTTATTTTAGATCTTCCTGGACTTGAAAAGTATGGAAATTTTGATACCTTTATTCAACCTGGTTCTAAACTTAAAACATATATTACTTTAGAAGCAGCTTTTGATATTATAAATAAGTATGTTTTAGTAAAATCATCTAATGACCAAGAACCTTTAGTAAAATTAACTACTAAAACTGAAACATATTCTGGAAATGGGGCTCAAGATTTATTATGTGTTGCTCACCCTGTCCAAATATCTGTTGATCCAACAGTATGCATGATCAAAAATGATTTATGGATTAATACAATTGCTAATGCTGTTTCAGGAGCTGTTGCCCCTGTATCTAATATTTTAGACACACAAGCAGATACTATAATAAGAGAAATAGATTTAGCCTCAGTAAATCAAGCTAATCCAAAAGCTTCGCCACCAGATACAAACATAAATGCACTTTTAGAGGCAGGAGGAGAAGTTGATGGAGCTAGTTTTCTTGCTGCTGTTGCAAAAGTAACAGCTGGAGGAGCTCCTTTGTTTGAATTAATAAATAAAAAGATACAAGCAGGGATAGTAGGACAGAATAGACAATATAATAATGGTTTAGCTGGATGGATTGATGCTGAATTCACACAAGGCAGTGGTACAACTCAAGGAGCAGGTCAATCTTATGGTAACACTCCTGAAGTTGCTGCTGCAAACAATGGTTCAATTACGGCAACAGGAATTTTCGATGATTATTTTACTTCTATATGGTATGTTTATAAAATAGCCCAAGAAATAAAAAAAATACCCGGGTATACAATATCTATTAATCTAACAAATACAAGTACATCAACTACTACTACTCTTGAAAGCATTTTAGGTTTAGCAATCCCTCAAAATAGATATGAATTATATGCGTTAACAAAAACGGCAACTACTCCATTAGCACAAGTTGTAGTTAATTCTAATAATTCTAGATCTTTAACATTTAAATCTAACTACAAATTTACTTCTATATCTATTAGTGCTCCTGCAGCAGCCGCTGCAGCAGCTACTGCTCTTGTTCTCAATGCTGGTGATGCTACAAACATTATAAAAAGTTTAAATACTTTAGACCAACAGTTCTTTCTTAATGGAGATTCTAAAACAGAATTAGGTGTTATAGGAAACATATACGTTAGTTTAGATTTTCTTTATCGACAATCACTTAACGTTAGTCTTGAAGCAAGCGATACTAAAGAAAAAAATGAAATTAATTTATATTCCTATGTAAAAGGAATAATGTCTGGAATACAAGTAGCTATTGGTAATTTAAACAACTTTGAAATACATGTTGAACCAGTAGATAATAAAGCAAGAGTAATAGATATTAATTATACTAATAATGGAAAAGTAGATTATAATAAATTATTTAAATTAGAAGTACAAAACCTAAATTCAGTAGTACGAAATTATACTCTTCAATCCCAAATATTCCCAAATCAATCTTCTATTATAGCAATTGGTTCTCAAGTCAAAGCCGGACAAAGTGGTATCCAAAATAAAACATTAACTGGCTTTAATACAGGTCTAACAGATAGAATTGTTGGAGATAAAGTAGATCCTTTTGGTAATACTTATACTGAAGAAACATTAGCAACAGGTCTAGCAGGTATTATAGTGTTATATGCTTCTTTAGGAGTACCAATTGATCCTAATACAACGAATAATGTAAATATAGGAGAATATATTTCACGAGCTAAAAATGCATTGCGTGATTTAATAGTATATTTCCAACAAATATATACTTCCCCAGGATCAAACAGAAATATTCTTCCATTCAAATTTTCATTTGAAATGGATGGAGTTGGAGGACTAATAATAGGATCTTTATTTAAAATAGATGAAGAAATATTACCTAAAGGATACCAAGGGAAAACAGCTGGTGTGCAATTAGCACAAACTGTTACTACCATAGCTCATAGTATATCTAATGGTGATTGGACAACTAAAATAGATGCCTTAAATCTTATATTAGATAGAAAAGATAGTACATTTGATTTTAGTAAACTCCCAGCACTTATTATTCAAGCTGCCCAAGTTATTATTAATAGTGGATTAGGAAGTGGATTACAACCAGGAGGAGGTGGAATCCCTCTAGGAGGTACAGGAGGATGTGGATGTATTGTTCCTTTTACAGGTACAGCAGGCTGGAGAGGTGATATAGCAGATGCACAAAAACTTGCTAATGTATGGACAGGAGGAATACTTCCTTTCCAACAACATTTAGACTGTACTGCTGTTATTAACTACATTGATGGTGATAGATATTGGCTTAAAGCATGTTCTAATTTTATAAATACATATATAGTTGAAATAGATGTTCCTTATGTTGGAGGAACTAAAAAAACAAGAGTTCATAAAGATTTTGCTCTAAAACTTAATGCTGCATTTGCTCAAATCAAAGCAGCTGGTTTGCAAAAATATATAAAAACAATTGATGGGGGATTAGCTATAAGAAACAATACTAATGCATCAACAACATTATCAAATCATGCTTTTGGTTTAGCTTTAGATTTAAATGCTAGTGTTTATCCAAATGGATCATATTTCGATGTAACAAACAGAAAAGTTAATATTTTACAAACAAAACGCAACAAAATGGGGCGCAAAAGCACCCCTATATTCACCAGAAGAGATTGGAATGCTGATGACGAAGGATATTATAAAATGGCTACTATTATGGCAAACAATGGAATAACATGGCTTAGCGGAAGAGCAGCAAATAAGTCTATTAACTCTAATTTTGCAAAAACCACAGACCCAATGCACTTTTCAATAGGCGAATAATATTTAATAATAAATGATACCATCAAATCTAATATCAGTTAAATACACTCAAGGCAATGAGTTTTTAAGAGCAGATACATATGCTTCTTATCAAGGATACTATTATGAATTAAGAGGAAAAACATATATTGGAAAAGAATATAATATTAATGCTGTTGAATTATTAAAAGTTAATTCTAACCAAGTTAATACATTAATTGCTAACCCTTCTACTTCTACTTATGGGGCTATTTCAGGACAAAATATACAATCCGTTAATATTATGTCTATTCCTTTTGTTGCTACTACCGAAGATATGAGAAAGGGATATGCTATGAGATATTTTGTAAAAAAAGTAAATGAACCTCTTATTAAAGAAACAAACCAAACTACTTATAATCAAGTTAAAAATAATTCCCTTTATCAATCTGCAGAAATAAAATATGATTTAACATTATCATTTAGAGAATACTCTAAATATGAACAGCAGATTCCCGGTATTTCTAATTTTATATTTAATCAAGAAGCAACTATTAGTAGTTTAGGAAATGAAGATAGATTATCATTTTATAATACCGTTGAAAATAATTTACCTGCTCAACCAATTCAACCCCCATCCCTCCCATCTATTACACCTCCAACATCTTCATCTCAAAATGAAACACAAGAGTTTCTCCAAAACATAAGAAGAGGATAAAGCTTGTAAGTCCAAATTCTCTAACGTACATTTAAGGATAAAGGTTATGAAAAATGTTTTACATAGTAGAAAGACAAGATCAATTAAATAATTTAAACACGTTAGGTGATTGTTTCGTTAGTTTTATTCCTCAAAACGACAACTTTCATCCCAAACTTAGTCCGCTTAGTTTAATCTACATTCGTAGTTTAAACGAGCATAAAGGTTATATTCTGTGTCTAGACCACAACGAATCGTTTTCATTAAATAAACAACACGTGTTTGATTGGATTAATACTAATACAGACAAACTGTGGGTATTAGATAAGAAGGAAGCAATGTATTGGTATCCTGATGGAGATAAATTATTTGATATCAACTTCATTAAGCAACCAGATCTAACAGAGGCGCTCAACATACCAGCTACTACATTCTACTACAGCAAACACATTAACTATCCTCACACAAATCGATTGATTCCTATTAGTAAACACTACGAGGAAAACGAGCGAGTATTTGATGTAGTATTACCTATAATCCAAGAATATCGAGCAAATAACGTTGCTTATGCGTTTAATAACGGCCCACTTACGCGCGTGTTTCACGAGATTGAATCGCAAGGTATTAAAGTAGATAAACAATGCTTCATTGATTGCTACGGCAATGATTTAAGATATCCTGAATTTAATTTAGCTAAAGGTAAAATATACAGCCAATACAATCTATATACTACTACAGGTCGTCCATCAAACACCTACAACAGCATTAACTTCGCAGCATTAAATAAAAATAATGGCGAAAGAATGTGTTATAGACCAACAAACGATAAATTCATTGAATTTGATATTCAGGGATATCATCCACGCCTAATAGGTGATATGATTGACTTTAACTTTGGAGATAGAAACACATACGAAATGTTGGGTGAATCATTAGGTGTAACACAACAAGAGGCTAAAGAATTAACATTCAAACAACTGTATGGTGGTGTTTGGGCTGAATATAAAGACCAACCATTTTTCAAAGATATTGTAACATTAACTGATGGTATATGGGATGAATACCAATATGGAGGACAATATGCAACTCAGAATCGTATATTTATTCGTGATGAGGAAATGACACCATCTAAGTTACTTAACTATGTTATTCAAAGTGCTGAAACATCAACTAATGTTATGTTGCTTGATGGTATATTACGTTTATTGCGCAATAGAAAAACCAAATTAGTGTTGTATACTTATGATGCATTTTTGTTTGATTTTGCTAACGAAGACAAAGAATTATTAACCGAAATCCAAGATATTATCCATTATCCTATAAACATTAAGCAAGGTAATACATATCACGGCTTAACAAAAATCTAAATATTTATGACGGCACAATTAAATGACTTTTTGGACTTGAACAAATTATTCTGTACCTTTACCTCGCCAGCCGACTTAGACGAGACTGTAGCAACGATCAATCGTAGGTATGCAGTACTATTCA